GGAATTCTGTGGTGACGAGAACGGGTCTGAGGGCCATATCAAAATCCTATGTTGTCGAAGCCGATCGCTTCGTGGTGCCGTCTGGCGGCGGCACGGCGAAGGGCTCAGCCGTCGCCGTAGCCGTCGCCGGAGCCGTAGCCGGAGCCGGAGCCGTCGCCGGAGCCGGAGCCGTCGCCGTAGCCGGAGCCGTCGCCGTATCCGTCGCCGGAGCCGTAGCCGGAGCCGGAGCCGTCGCCGGAGCCGGAGCCGGAGCCGTCGCCGTAGCCGTAGCCGTAGCCGTAGCTGTCGCCGTAGCCGTAGCCGTAGCCGTAGCCGTAGCCGTAGCACTGTCCACGCACCCGGAGGATTCCCGTCTCGCTGGTCTGGCTCATCTCGGTATCCCCGTTCGCTCTGGAACTGACGAGATATTGCGCTAATCGCAATCGCATGTCAAGCACGGGCACAAAAATAATTGCGAAAATCGCACGCGAGAACCCAAGCCAAATGCTGTCGCGCGAAAACTATTTCAGTTTTTGGTTATTTCGAGCGCTTCCGAGCCGGCGCGTAGGCGTAAATCACGACGGCCGTAATCCTGACGGCGCCGGACTCTATATCCGCATTGGTCACTAGCAGGGGCTCTTGCCATCGGGGGTCGTCGGAATCGAACCACAATTCGAGCCCGCCGGGGGTCTGGCGATATTTCCTCGCCGTGGTCTCGACCGTATCGACGCGGGACCGTTCGACGATCACGAAATCGTCAGGCTCAGGCGCGAGCGTGGCGTCCCCGATCTCGACACATCGTAAAAGAGACCCGTGTCGGGCAAAGCGATTGATGCTCGCCCCCTCGACAATAACGTCGAATTGGTCAGCGACGCCGAACCGCGGGTCAGGGGGAAAATAGCTATGCTCGCGACTGACCGTCAATGACCCTGCTGCGCTCTCGCGCCAAACCCCTGGTGATACAATCGCCCGAATGAAAATCGGGAACTGTTCATAATCACCATGTCCCAAATATGTCAATCCGAGATCCGGCAATGGCTCGCCGAGGTAGGCCGAAATTATCGGCAACTCATTCGTCTGGATTCGTCGCGGTTCCGGGCCTTGCGGGTTCAGCATCCGGGTAACTGCCGACGGGTTCACGCCGAGCGCTTTTGCAAGCCCTCGCCTTGTTTTCCCAGGTTTTTCTAAGCCCTTTATAACCCACTCGATCAGCATGAATTGAGGATATTGCATTTCTGCCGTCCGTTGGAATCGCACGGATTGCGAAAGCGCTTGACATGCGCTTGCGACTATCGCAACAGTGCGAATATGAAAGATCAGGCGAAGCGCATCATCGAAAAATTCGGCGGGGCTCCTCGGGTGGCCGAACTGCTCGGGATCGATCCGTCGAGACCATATCGCTGGACCTATCCGAGGTCGCGTGGGGGCAGTGGTGGGATTATCCCAGCCCGCTACCACGATGAGCTTCTCCGAAAAGCCCGGGAGCACGGCGTGCCTCTGATGCCGAGCGACTTCTTCGACCAGCCTGGACAAGCGGCGGAGTGACTATGGCAAACTCCCATTACGACCACTACGAAGCCGAGGCGAAAGCGCGCCAAGCGTCGGTATGCACGTCGCATCCGAACGGCACGGTCCGCCAGGACAGCCTCGGTAATTTCGAGATGCGGCTGAACCTCCAATACGGGCCGCTCCGCCTCACCTACAGCCGCGGTGATGCCCTGAAAATCGCCGACGCGATCTACGCCCTCGATCGTCTGACAGCGCCACAGCGCCCCGAGGAATAACAATGCACACCCTCGATAAAATCCCCGCAGAGCAACTGCTTAACGACGCACTCTACAACGCCGTCGACGAGTTTATCTGCTCGTCCGGCCTCGGTATGAGCGAGATCACCCAAGCAAAGATCGTCGAGCCGCTACTGCTCGCCGCGTGGGCCGTGCTGAAACGCAACCACGGCATGACCCCGTCGCGGTTCGGAACGTTCATCGGCGCATCGGCCGAAATCCTCGCCGAACAGGAACTCTCACCGCAGGTTCTCGACTCATGACCGAATTCACCACCGGGTTTTTCACACTCGCAATGTTCGCGGCTGCGGTCGGCGTCCCATTCATCATCGTGTTCGGCCAGGATTCCGCGCCGGAGCCGATCAAAGCCAAATCGCTAGACGCGCGGCTCGTCCGTGGCGTCTGGACCATCCGATAGGTGTTGCTGTGCCAGATCATCAATCCATCATCCACCCGGGGCACGCCTCCGTGCTCGATCTCCCATTCCAGGCCACTCTCGCAACGCTGTGCGTCGTCTTCGGTGCGCTCGCGGCATTTTGGCTCGCCGATAATCGCTACGCGCTGCTCGGTGAGTTCGAGCGTCTACGCTGGCACGTCGAGCGAATCGTGAAGGGGCGCAAATGATCGGTTTCTGTCCTCTCGGAGCCTACCGTGCCCTCTGACTGTCTCACGCGGTAGGCCAACTAGCGCCGGGTCTGGTGTCCTCCCCGGACCCGGCGCATTTTTGTGTATGACGGTGTTATTCACCGCCGAGATGTAGCAGCGCAAGAGCACCGATAACAATCGTGAGCTTGTGGCTGTCGCAGCGGTGCGCACGATATTTGCGCATCGCATCATCGATAAATTCGACGACCGCCAAGTCGTCGCAAATCATGTCCGATCTTAGCGCGCGCCAACGCGCAAGATCGTGCATTACATAGCGGGCCGCCAGCCCAGCAGTGACAAATGGGAGGGTGTCGTCGTCGTCGTTTTCCATGGTCCAAATACAACATGGGAGCGATGACATGAGCATCCACCGCGAATGGATAAATGAGCCGAAGATGGACGCCACGTTTGAAAATTTAGCCCGCAAATGGGTGATTGATTTAGAGGACGCGGAATCACGAGACACTGGGCAGACCGTCAGGGAAGCCCGAAAAGTGGTCGCCCGGAAAACAGGAGTCGCAACAGGGACCCTCGAAAACATCCACCGCGGACGGCTCAAACGGATAGGCGCGACAATAGCCGACAAGCTGCAAGCGTACATGGTCCGCAACCTACAATCAGAGATAGCAAAGAAGCAGAATGACCTGGAGATGGTTCTTAGGTGCCGTGGGGGCGCAAGTGGAAATGAAGTGGCTGAGTTGCGAGCGGCTATCGCGCGCGCTCAGAGCCTCGTTGATCAAGTGGTGGTTAAATGACTTATGATTTGGAGCGCGGGTAATGAGCAACATGGCATCTCGCCGCGTCGGTATCGCCGACACGATCGATGAATACGATATGCTCATTCGCGAGCACAACGAGTCGAAAGCGGACACGTTCACGTGCTACCGCGCCGACCTCGAAAAGGAGGGGATGTCGAAGGAGCAGATCAAGGCCGAGCTCGCAGCGTTGAAGGCCGCGATCCGCCGCCGACAAAAGGCGGTTGTGGACCCGCAGGCTGTAGAATTCCAGGCCGCACTCGTGGACGAAATCTATGAGCAGCTGAAAACTGGCACGCCAAATGCGATCGTGCGCGGCGCGCGAGGCCAGCAATGACCCGCGCCGAAGCGCTCGACGCCGTCGATGGTCGATATCCGGCAAAACGGAAGAGGATCGAGGAAAAGCTCCAAATCGCGGTCGTGGAATACATGCGGATCGTGCTCGACCCTAAGCGCTACAAGGTGGTGTCGATCCGCAATGAGGGGAAGCGGAGTGCTCGCGAAGGCGCGCTGGCGAAGGCCATGGGCCTCGAGCCCGGCATCACGGACCTCGTCATCATCGGCCCACTCGGCGCGTCATGGTGGATCGAGATGAAAACCGAGTCTGGCAAGCTGTCCGACGAGCAAGCCGAAATCCGCGCATGGATGGCGGCGAATGGCGTACCACATGCACTGTGCAGGTCGATCGACGATGTGCGTGTGGCGCTCGCGGCGTGGAACATCCCGACACGCGAGGCCACGACATGAGCGCGCTGCGCACGTCACTGCAAATCGACCCGTCAGAGGTCCGCTATATCTCCCCACGCGATGTATCGGCGCACCGGCGCGCGCTCATGAATGGTGCCGAGCCGGTCGCTGAAAATTTCTACCCGCCAGACTTCGGCAACGGCGCCGCAGTTGTGTTCGGGTCGTGGGATACAGACGACGACATGGGGCCTATCGAGGCGGCGAAGGCTACGGGAAAGCTCGTTGTCGATACCAGATCGTGCCGCATCGCCGACCATAGAGGGCGGTGCGTCAGTATGGGCCGCCGAGACAAGCCGGCAAAAGCTTTCATCATGGTTGCGACAATGATCGGCGCCCCCGCCATGAGAATGCTTTCGACCGATCTTATCGACGTGCTGTGGAATGGCAAGCGGAGCGATCCGACCCACATCGATGCAGCACGGCGCAACCTATCGGTGGTCGTTCTGACCGCCCGTATCGCCGTTAATCTGCTCGGGCTCGAAATCGTCAACTGCCACGGGTTCGGATACAAGATCCGGCCAAAAACGGGAGTGCGGGGATGACGGCCCCAATCGATCCCCCGGCACACTCAAAAATCGCATCGCACCGGGCATTCATGGGCTCGGTCCGCCACATGCTCAGCACTGGCGGGCGGCCGCACAAACAGCGCGAACTCGAGCTGTTGCGCGCCGGTGCGGACCGTATGGACAGGCTCATCGATTGGCTCGACGAGAACCGCGAGGCTATCGCGCGGGTTGTCGAGGCCGGCAAAGAACGCGGAGACGAGGCGTGAACGTAGCGGCCGCAATCGAGAGACTCGGCGAGATCGAGCGCTCAATCCAGATACCGAGCAGGCCAGGGCAGAGGGAGATTGCTCTACAGGCGGTCCATGACCTTCGCCGGCTGTTCTACAGCCTCGCGCTTTGCGAATCGTGTGTCGAGCGTTGTCGTGCCGAGTGGACGAGGTCGGGGCGTTAGGTTTTGGTTCCCGCGTGGGGGTGATGGCCCATGCGGCGCGAGGTGCGAGCGGTCTCGATTGGAACCCGTGCTCGCTCGCACCTCGCTTCTCCATCAAGCGCCATCATCGGGCGCCAGACAGGGTTCCTATGCCATGGAAGATGCTCGTTCGGCAAAAGTTCACGCCCCCGCTCTTTTCGAGATCGCGGAACGCCAAATCTCAGGGTCTGCTATCGCGACGGTGAATGCGCGCGACCTGCACGCATTCCTCGATGTCGGAAGGGATTTCTCTAATTGGATCAAGGACAGGATCGAGAAGTACGGATTCACGCAAGACGTTGATTTTGTTAGTTCGCCAAATTTGGCGAATAATGATTTCAATGGGTTACGTTCTCCGATCGACTATCATCTCAGCCTCGACATGGCGAAAGAACTCGCGATGGTCGAGCGCAACGCCAAGGGCAAGCAGGCCCGCCAGTATTTCATCGAGTGCGAGCGCCAGCTGAAAGGGAGGCCCGCGCCGGCCGCGATCGCGATCATGGCGCCGAAGGCCGAAGCCCTCGAGCGTATCGCCGAGGCCGATGGCACGTATTGCCGGACCGACGCGGCGAAGATCCTCAGCATCCCACCACATGTCTTGATCCGATGGCTCCGCACGAACGAGTGGACCTATCGGCGGGTCGGTATGAAGGACGATCTCGCCTACCAGGCGCGTATCGCCTCATGTGTGCTCGACCACAAGATCGAGACGTTCGACAAGGCCGGCGGGTCGGTGGGAAGCCGCACGCAGGTCAGGATCACCGCGAAGGGGCTCACAAAGCTCGCCACGTTCTTCGGCGTGCATGAAGGGCTCTTCCAATGAACATATCGTTCGCCATTGCCAACGCCGTTACGGACACGAGACGCCAGATTGCGATGATCTCCGAGAACAGGTCTCAAATCTTGATAATGCGGAGGTGGGAGCAAGGCGCCGATACCGCGCAAATAGCGCACGAGCTGCGCCTGCACGAGGCCGCTGTCTACGCGATCACGAGCGCGCGGCGGGCGCGCGTGGCGAACGACGGCGGGAAGGTATGAGCGCCCCATGTCTGTAATCGCCGATCTTATCAGAGCTGGTGTCGCCCCAGATCTTGTGGCTGCTGTCGCGGAAGAGATCGCCGCCGCACGTGCGGCTGGCGCGCGCGAGGCATCTCTAGATCTATCTGCTTCGTCAGCTATCGACGCACGCCGCGCCAATGACCGAGATCGCAAAGCTCGCCAGCGTCACGTGACATCACGTGACATCACGGGACATCACGTGACATCACGTGATGTCACGGGACATCACGTGACATCACGTGATGTCACGGGACAATCGGACACCCCTTCCCCGATAAAAGAAAGGTCCCCCACACCCCCTAAAGAAAATTACCCTATCCTGGATCTCCCCCCTTCACCTCCTTCGGAGGTTCAGGACCCCAACCCGAAATCCTCCAACCGCGGAACTTCGCTCCCGGCAGACTGGCAGCCTTCGGACGATCTGCTTGCCTACGGCCGGACTCTCGGCCTGACCGATCCACAATCTCGAGAAATCCTCGAAAACATGCGGTTGTGGGCTCACGCGAACAGCAATCGGGCTGTTGCCAAGAAAGCGAATTGGGGCCTTGCCATGCAAGGCGCCTTGCGGCGCGATGCTCCGAAATATCGCCCTCGCGCCGGTCCAGCGCCGCCGAAACGCAACCCCACTCTCGCCGCCTACGAATCCATCCTCGAGGACCGCCGAAATGAACGCGATCGTGAAACCCGACAACAATCCGGGATCGCCAGTGCCGCTGCCGAGATCGTCGGCTCACAAGTTGGGGTTCTTCCGTTCGAAGATCGAGACGAGTTCGAGGGGCGAGTTATCGATCTCGTCGGATTCCGCACCTACGGCTGACGAGCGTGCCGGGCTGGCTGGCCGGGAAGTGCGGCTCGCGAGATGGTTGGCGCCTGCCGGGGACCGCGCGCTCGACCCGCACATCGCCTCGCTCATGGTGTCCTTGCGGTATTCGAGTGAGGCGCCGGAAGACCGCAAAGCGTTGATGCGGATTTGGGCGGCGGATCTCGCGGATCTACCGCTGTTTGCTGTCGAGCGTGCGTGCACGGATTTCCGGCAGGGGAGGGCCGGCGACGGCAAGTGGCTACCGACCCAAGCGGAGGTGCGGCGGGTTGCGGTCAAGCACGCCGAGGCGTTCCGCAAGGAGCACACGGTGGTGCAATCTGTGCTCTCCGCTCGCGTGGTCGATAAGCCGCGCGACGAGGCCGAGCGGAAGCGCATCGCCGACGAAGCGCGGGCCATGGTTCGGCAAGCCGCCGCACGTGCGGCTGGCGCGGACCGCCCGAGGCACGAGGTGGCGCTGTGAGGCCGCGTCGTAGAATCGACGACCCGCCAATTTGGCCGAGGCCGACAGGGGATGAGCGGCTCGCCGCGTTCCGGTTTTTTGTGAAGCTGCGCGAGTACATGGCTACGACACGTACGTCGGCCTTGCACCTTTCCGAGATTGCCGAGGTGCATACGTTCGGTGTGGATGTCCTGGCGATCGACCGCCACTTGCACGCGGCCCGGATGGCCCCGCTCATGGTCCCGTCCAAGGGGATCAGCGATTGCCACGAGGGGACCGACCGAGACCAGGTGGCGCGTGCGATCAGCCGGTTGCGGCCGGCCACGCCGCGCGTTTATCAGCCGCCCGAAACGTGGGGCGATTAACATCTTCCCCCGCCATGAACGGCGGGGTTTCTCGCGAGGTTTTAAATGACCGAAATCTTGGCTCGTAACGCGCTCTATGTTCCGCGGCACCGAACGGCGAGGGAGCCGCGCGGGCGCCCCGCGACCGCCATCGACGAGGCGGATGATCAATTGAGCCGCGGCAACGTCGAGAGGCGCGTGCTGCGGGCCTGCAAGACGATCAGGGCGCTCCCTGACAGGGATCGGAAAAACCTCTATCATTCGATGGACTGCGGGATGTGGTCGCAAGCCGTGACCGAATGGACGGCCTACGGCGCGGACACCGCGCGGGTTCGGTTCCAGCCGACCGGGCGCGACATCGACGATTGCCTCGTCGCGCTCGCTTGGTGTCGGGCGCTGGACTGTCCCCCGGAGGTCGAGTTCGGCCGCTCGCGTCGCATGGCGCGGCCTGAATTCCAGCTCGTTTGGTGCCGGTCGCGCGGTTGGGGGTTCCAGCAAATCGGGGATTCGATCGGCCGCCCGCGCAAGACGGTCGAGCGCTGGTACGATGCCGTGCTCGACAAGCTGCACAAGGAGGCGCGTTCTGCCATCGCTAAGAAGGCGGCGGCAGCGCGGTGGGGATGATGATTTCATCATTGAGCGCGGCTAGAACTATGTGCGAAGTGTAGCGCTATTTCGTGGCCTGTCTGCTTTTCTTCGTCCACTCCTCGAGGATGCGGACGACGAGAGACGCGAGTGGTCGGCCGTCGATCTCTGCGGCGGCGGCGAGGGCGTCGCGGAGGCTGGGCTTGATGCGCAGTGCGATATTCACGGAGCGCCGCTCTGGCGTGGGGGCGTTGGCGCGGGTCATTGTGGCGGCGTCCTCAATTAGCGAGCGCGCGGAAGGTTTCGCGTCTGGCGTCCCATATGCCGCCCTCGGCTATCGCATCGCGCTCTGCGATAGCCTTGGTTTCGCCCCACGATCGCCAAATCGCGTCGGCGAGTTCGGCGAGGGCGCGCGATGATATAGCGGCGATCGTGGCCTCTGGGACTGCATCGATCACGGCCTCAAATGAGGCGTGGCACGGGCCTATCGTCGCGAGCTGCTTGGCGCGGGCGATCTTGACTTTATGGACCACGATGATATCCTCCGATTGTCGCCGCGCTCGCGCGGTGGGGATTGAAACATGCTCTGGACGAATTGTCCGCATAAGCGAGCCCCGTCTCAAAAAGAGGCGGGGCTTTTGCTTGGCTATCGACCGGCCACGGGGGCGAATAGCTCGGGGAAGGCGTCCGCGGGGTCGTGGAGGCTAGCATCGTAGCGAGCTTTATCGTTGGCCTCGGCGATAGGGTCTATTTCGAGTTCGAGGATTTTGCGCTTGGCAAGCCACTCGGTGAATGTGTTGATCGCACCGTAGTAGTTACGGCCGAAGGGGGCGATCGCTGCCTCTATCTCGCTCGCGGGGAGATTTTCCGCCAGCGGCGCAGATGCAAGGTATGAAAAGTCTTCTTTGGTCATCTCGGGTTTCCTCGGTTCCGGCGCTCCCTGCGCCTCATGTGAGTACTGTAGCGCAATGCGCTACAATGTCAAGCGCAAAATGCGCTGTCGTGCAAAAATGTGAGGGTCGATCACGCATTCGCGCGGCTGGTCAGCATGGCGCTCCTGGCCGGTCCAGGCCTCGCCGTCGCGGCATGGACCACGGCTTGGATCGGCGCTTTGCGGCGCCGCGAGGACTAGGACTGCCGCCGATATCGCCAGGGCGACCGAGGCGAGCGCCAGCGTGACATAGGTCGGCTGGCCGTCCGCACCGGGTGGGCTCGAGGCGAGGATCTCGCCGATTGCCGCCGCGAGCCTGCCGCGCGCTGGTATGAGATCGCGATCGGCAGGCTGCACAAGGAGGCGCGGGCTTGATTATAGCTACTGGCGGCTGATCCACGCGGCGAGCGCGTCGCGTGTCGCGCAAATCTCGTCCAGTCGCTTGAGCACGTCGTCGAACACCCCGTGATCCGCCGGCAGCGGCGTTTTCCCGGTCAGCCAGCGGACGATGGTATTTTCGTTGACCCCCACGTCGCGCGATAGCGGCGCCTGCCAGCGCTCGCCGTGGATCGCCCTGCCGACGGCCGCGAGCACGTCATTCGGAGAGGTAGCCGGATCGAATTTCATTTAAAACCTCCGTGAGAGACTGTCGGCTGGCGGAATAGTTACTGTGGCGCCAACCTATCGAACTCGTCGGTGATGAGAAGCCGCGCCCCACGAGGGTTTACTGGCGCGAGTGAGCCCGGGCAGTGAAAATTCAGGCTCCACTCGACACGGACTCGTCCGTGCACGGACCGGATCAATTCGACGGCCTCGATAATCGCCGCGTAATCCGGCGTGTTACAGTGGTAGCCGTCGTGAACCCCGCCGTTCCAGCGCAGACGGTTTCGGTCGCGGGGATAGATCGAGCCGAAGCGGACGACCCAGGGCACCCACGCACGGACGTCCGTCGCGCGGAACGATTGGCCGCGATCCGCGCTTGTCATGGCTCGGGAGACACGCCATTTGCTCGGCGGCTGCGGCGTATAGCTATACCGCGCGCAGATCATCGTGGCGTCGCCGCCTGGCGCGTGGATAATGATATCCCTGGTCGGGTTCCGTTCGAACCACTCGTTCAGTTTTTTACCGGGGATACGGGCGGAAAAATCCCGCCCGTATTCGTCGGCTGACCAGTCTCGGCCGGCACGTGGGCGGAGGCTCATTGCGCGGCCTCCTGCCTGAGCACGTCGGCGAGCCGGGCCACACGGACATAGCGCTCGCGGATCGTGCAGGTCCAGCGCCCCTGAAACAGGACGACGTGGAGATAGCCGGCCGGGGCCTCATCGAGGCCGGCATATTCCTCGACGTAGACCGCGTTGCCCGCAGAGTCGATCACGGGATACACCAGATCGGAGAAATCCGTATCGTCGTCGGCAGTGCGCTCGAACGATTCCAGGAGCGGGACATCTATACAGAGGTCCGGGCGATCGGCATGAAGCCGTCGAGCTCGATCGAATACGGCGTAGACCTCGTAGTCGGATATCCGGATCGTGGGCACGTCCTCGCGGGTTGCCTGCTCGAGGGAATTCGCGAAATATCTCTCGACGGCGACGGTGGCCTCTGGGGGGAGCTGGTCGATTCGAACGGTTGGGATTTTTTTAGGCATTGTCGGTGTCCAAGGGTTGCGGCTCGGGGCGGTCGCGGCCGGCCCTGAAATCAGCAGTGACTACTCCCCCGCCTGAAGGCGGGGTTTTACGGCGTAATCAGCGATAATAGGCGTAGCGGATCTCGCCGCTGCACGTGGGGTCGATCCCGTAGGTGCAGAAATCGTCGTGACGGACCACCCAGGACCGGCCGTAGCCGGTGAATTCCAGCGTCCGCCCGTCGCGGACGATCGACTGCGGAGCGGTTTTCTCGATCGGGGTAACGACGCGAACCGCGTCCTGCGTCGGGGCCGGGGTCGCTGCGACGACCCGGCGGCGCTCTCCGAGATCGACCACGCCGGCCGCGCATTTCGCCTCGGAGTCGAGCTCGACACGGAGGCTGTTCAACGCCCGATCGGCAGCCGTGAATTTATCACGGGTCGTCGTGAACTCGACCGTGTTGCCGCTAACCCAAACGTTGCGGGTCGAGCTGTTTTTGCTGATTTCATGTCCGGTCGCCTCGGCGATGGTCGCCGCGACGCGAGCCGCCGTCTCGGCTGTGTCGCAGGTGACGGCGTAGCCGCGGAGGACACCAGATTTTGCGGGGGATGTAGTGAAATGTGTCATCGGGCTTTCCCGTCTGTTCCGGCCGGGACATTTCCCGCGCCGTCCATAATTTGAATGTAGCCACATCGTCTGCATTAGTCAATGCGCGGTCGGAGTATTTTGTGGATTTTTTTTGTGTGGCCTGTTTTTTTATGTCCTAATGTCCCGTAAAATGGTATGTGTTGGGCTAATTATCAGAATACCGCCCGGGGCCGAGAGGTTGCCGGGCGGTTTGCGTTTCAGGGGGCAGACCACGCGAGCAATGAGGCGGCCCGACTCGTTCTACCTGTCGCATGAATGGCGTGGCAAGGGCGGGTTACGTGAGCAAGTGCTGGCCCGGGACAACTACCGGTGCGTGACGCCGGGCTGCGGGGCCAAGGCGAGCACTGTCGATCATATCGTATCGCGACGCGTCGGCGGCCAGGACCAGCTCGGCAATCTGCGCTCACTGTGCCGCGCCTGCGACAACCGGCTTAAAGAGGACGCGACGGGGCGTCGCCGGTCGGGTGGCGCGGTCCATATCACCGGTATCGACGGCTGGCCGATCGAGGGCGGCAAGTGATCGCCGATCGCAAGCCATGGGTCTCGCCTCATGCGCACCTGCCGGCACGTCGGCTTTTCGAGGATGCTCAGGGCGTTTCAATGAGCGGCAGCGGCGAAGGGCACAGGCCGTTGCCGGCAGGCCGCCACGATGATGCGCCGCCGCGGGCCGCGCTCGTGAAGAGCCGAGCAGAAACCCGTAACACTGGCGAGAAACCCGTAACACGCAAAGGCAAGCGTGGCCCTACTGCGGCCTACGCCTCGGCTGCCGAGAAGCAGCGCGCCTATCGCCAGCGCAAGAAGGCCACGTGAAGCCCGCATGAAGCCTATCTCTTGTTGAAATAGGCGTCGATAATTCTGCGGACGAGTTCCCCTATTGAGAGCCCGAGGTCTCCGGCTTCCTTGGTCAGGCGGGTGAGCTGCCTGACCGTGACGGAGATCGAGAGGCGGGGTTTGGGTGGCATTGGCTCAGATTTCTTCGTAGGTGAACTTCACCGGTCGAAACCGGCCATTGAGGCCGCCGTTCTCGGGCCGGAACCGGCCGATGCCGACGAATCTCCCCGCCTCGATCAAATGCCGCTCGAAAACCGACTTGGTGATTGTGTCGTCGAGGATCGCGAAAGTCGCGGAGCCCTTCCACTTTGGAACCTGCGGGAATGTCCGGTTGACCCGTTTGCCGGACCCACGAACGCCGTCCGAATTGGATGAGATCGTGATGCTTGGGACTGTGGCCTTTTGCCATCCGATCGCGACATCGGATTCGCAGATCACGCCGCCCTTGAAATGCTTCGTATATGTCGCTTTGCCTTTCCCTGGGATTTGATCACCGAGCCTCTTGGCGACCGCGTCGAGTGCCTGCTTGAATCCCATGGCGGGGATGACGATTTCTCCAGCGTCATTGGTTGTGCATTTCTCTCGCCAAGTGCGCTGTTCGTGGGCGTCGGCGCTTTCCTTTTCGAGTTTCGGCGTATCGTGCTTGCGGGACTGCGAATAGGGGGCGGTGCTTTCGAGTTCGACGGTAACGATCTTGGGCATTGTGGACCCCTTGATAGGACGTTGCGTTGCGTTGCGTTGCGGAGCGATGCGGTGCGAGGCGGGGCGGGGCGGTGGTGAACTCAGTTCTCCCTGCTACGCAAGAGGGCTTGCAGGGTTTCCTTGATCGGTAGGCTCTTTGCGGAGCCGCCGACTGCCTGGATCGCCCGCACGGATTGATCCGAGACTTGTGCGCGGATCGCGAGGAAAATCGACATCGTTGCGGTGGCGAGAAGTTGTTTCGACGCACTGAGCATCGAGTAATCGGCGTTGTTCAGGATTTGCGCCGATCGTTTTGCTTTTCGCCCGATTGACTTGCGGTTTGTGACCGACGCCGTCGCGATTTCATCATCGGTCAGGCGGCGTATTCCGATCTTTCGCTCGATGCCGAATTCAATCCCGGCCTCTCGGCTGAGCTGACGGCGGGCGGTTAGTAGAGCGCCGCGGAACTTGGAGATCGGCTTCCCGACAGCGGCTTCCATTTCCGCGTATGTGAAGGTTTGTCCGAAGGTGGCGGGCTCGAGCATGTTGCGGAGAATGCGGGAGTCTTCACTGGTTTCAAATGTCAGGGTTGGCATCGTGTCCTCATTAGATCGTTGCGTTGCGGGGCGTCGCGTAGCGCGGGGTGACGCGCGGCGACGAAGGGCGTCTCTGACGAGCAGGTCTGCGCCGCGGACTACCTCTATGCCCAAGACGCGGCCGGGTGGGTCTCGTGGGTGCGCCCTCACAGGCGCCTGATGGGAGCCACGGGCCAGAGCGAGAAGGGGTGCATCAGAGCCATAGAGCGCGCCATCCGCAGGGGCTACCTAGAGGCCGGGTATCGGTTGAGCTGCCGTCCCTCATCGGCAAAGGATACGCGATGATCGGCAAGGCCGAGCCGAACAGGTGCATGGCATCATAAAACGGTAGACCTACCGGCGGGGGGGTGGTGAATCTCCACGAAGTCCGGCATATGTACCGGGGCATTCCGAACGCGCACAACGCCGCGAAACCAAAACCGTTTTAGGATCAATATGGTAGGCCGTCCACCAAAGCCGACACACCTTCGAGTTGTCGCCGGGAACGCTGGCAAGCGGGCACTGAACAAGCGCGAGCCGAAGCCGATGCGGTCGCGGCCGAGCGCGCCGGCGCATCTTTCGGAGAAGGCGCGCGAGACATGGGGCTACGTCTCAGGGCTACTCGATCGCATGGGCGTGCTGACCGAGGCTGACGGCATCGCGTTGGAGATGCTGTGCGAGGCCTATGCCGATTATCTGCGAGCGCGGGCTGACCTCGCCGCGCACGGGTCGAATTACTACGAGACGATCAATGCGCAGGGCGGCGTGATGCATCGCCCGTATCCGGCTGTTGCTGTGATGCAGGACGCGGATCGCCGGATCAAGACGTGGGTTGCCGATTTCGGTTTGTCGCCGTCTGCAAGAACGAGGATTCAGACAGGGAATGGTGCGGAGAAAGACGACCCCGCCGAATCGTACTTCGGGTAAGCGCCCACCTACAGACCCCGTTCTCGCCTATGCTGAATCTATCGTTTCCGGGCGGATCGTCGCTGGTCCGCATGTGCGCAACGCGTGCCGGCGGCATCTCGACGACCTGAAGCACGGCCCTTCGCGGGGGCTGAAATGGGACCTCCCTGCGGCGCTTCGGGCGATCAATTTCTGCCCTGACGTGCTCCGACTTGCGCAGGGGAAATTCGAGGGGCTGCCATTTGTCCCGGAGCCTTCTCAGGCTTTCATCCTCGGGTCGATATTCGGCTGGAAGCGGGCTGATGGGTTCCGCCGGTTCAGGCGTGTCTACATTGAGCAAGCGAAAGGCAATGGGAAATCGCCAACTGCTGGGGCAATCGGTATGTATTGCCTTGTCGCCGATGGAGAGCCGCAAGCGGAGGTCTATGCCGGCGCATCAATGAAATCGCAGGCGATGGTTATTTTCCGGTCCGTGGTGATGATGTGGAAGCAATCGCCGGCTTTGTCGTCTCGCCTGACGCCATCCGGCGGCAACCCGGTTTGGAATCTCGCAGACCTGAAAACCGGAAGTTTCTTCCGGCCTATTTCGACCGAGGAAGCGCATTCCGGGCCGATGCCGAGCTGCGCGCTGCTCGACGAGATCCACGAGCACCGCGACGGCTCGATGGTCGAGATGATGGAGCGTGGGTTCAAATCGCGTCGCCAGCCGCTGTTGATTATGATCACGAACGCCGGCTCGGATCGGAACTCGGTCTGCTGGCAGGAGCATCTTCATGGGGTTAGGGTTGCCGCTGGCACGATGACTGTGGATGACGAGGCGACTTATGTCGGCGAACCGATCGACGATTCCTCGTTTTCCTACGTGTGCGCCTTGGACAAGGGGGAAGACCCGCTCGAGGATGAATCGTGTTGGATCAAGGCGAACCCGCTGATCGACGTGACGATGCCGTCTGCGGAGCTTCGGCGGGCCTTTGCCCAGGCCAAGGCGATCCCAGGCAAGCTCAACAACGTGCTCAGGCTGCATGGGTGCGTCTGGACGGATTCCGACAGTGCGTGGATGTCGCGCCAAGCGCTCGAGGCATGCCTAGATGATTTCGATCCTGCCGAGCTCTCCGGCGAAGCTGTGAGTTGCGGTATCGATCTTTCCGGGTCGCAGGATTTGACCGCGCTCGCGTTCGTGTCACGCACTGGAATGGTCGAACGGCCGAATGCCGACGGCACGGGCGTGGTCATGATGCCGACATTCGATGCGTGGGTGGAGGCATGGACGCCCGGCGATACGATACGCGAGCGCGCGCTTCGCGACCAAGCGCCATACGAGACGTGGGTCGAGCAGGGTTGGCTCAATGCGCCGCCTGGCAAGCAGGTCAGGCTCGATTTCGTGGCGGCGCGCCTCGCTGGGGCGGCAGCGGAATACAAGATAGAGGCGGTCGCCTATGATCGCTACGCCTACCGGAAAATGGAAGACGAGCTCGACGCGCTCGGCGTGAGTGTCATGCAAATCGAGCACCCGCAAGGCGGCAAGCGCCGTGCTGCGGTGCCTGACGACATTCTCGAAAAGGCGCGCCGCGATGGTAGCGACCCGCCGCTCGGCCTTTGGATGCCGGGGTCCCTCGGCATGCTCGAAACCTTGATCTTGGAGCGGCGGATCCGGATTCGCCGGAGCCCCGTGATCATTTCTGCAATGATGTCGGCCACGACCGAGGAGGACCCGTTCGGCAATCGGTGGTTTTCTAAGCGCAAAGCAACGAACAGGATCGACGCGGCTGTTGCTCTCGCAATGGCTATTGGATGTGCCACGGCCGCCTTCGTGGACAAGCCGCGCAAACGGTCTTTTTGGGATTATGACGAGGCGGAGCTGGTCGTGTAATGGGCCTCATTTCATGGATGACGGCCCCGTTTCGGCGCCAATCGCAACCGAAAAACACAGCTTTCGAGGAAGCGGTTTGGCGCGATCTTTTCGACCTTGGGGAGCCGCTCGCGTCAGGCGAGCGAGTCAACTGGAAAACCTCACTCAGTGTCCCGGCGGCTCTGCGGTGCGGGCTCGTCATATCTGATGGAATCTCGACCGTCCCGTGCAAGTTGATGCGGAAGGACCCGGCGACTGGGCAGCGTAGCGACGCTACGGATCACCCTTTGTACTGGATGTTCAAGCGCAAGACATCTTCGTTTCAGAATTCGCTAGAATTTCGCGAGACCATCGCTCTACATGTTGTATTCACGGGGGCGGCCTACGCATTCAAAAACAGGGTGCGCGGGCAGATTCGTGAATTGCTGCCGATCCCGCCACATGCTGTGACCGTGAAGCAAAACGATGATTACAGCTTAGTTTATACTGTTGCCGGGTTGGACGGCACGTCGGAGGAAATCCCGGCGAGGGATATTTGGCACATTCGGGGCCCGTCATGGGACGGGTATTCCGGGCTGAATATGGTCTACCTGCTCAGGAATGCGCTCGGGCTGTCCATGGCGACGGAGCGGGCGCACGCGAGCCGTTTCGGGAACGGCGTGCAGACGACGGGTCTATATTCGGTGGACGGGGCGCTCGACGACGCCCAATATAGGCGGATTTCCGCGTGGATCCACAAGCATTTCTCGGGCGGCGTGAACAGTGGAAAGCCTCTCGTGCTCGACAATAAAGCCACGTTTACGCCAATCGAGATGAGTGGTGTCGATGCGCAGCACGTCGAGGCGCGCATGTTGCAAATTCAGGAGATTTGCACGGGGTTCGGCGTTAAGCCGATCATGATCGGACATGCGGACAAGACAGCAACATACGCGAGCGCAGAGCAAATGTTTCTGGCGCATGCGGTGCACACGATCCGGCCATGGCACCGGCGGTTTGAAGCGTCGATGAACGCCGAGTTGCTGACCGAAGAAGAGGCCATGGCCGGCTATTACTTCAAGTTTATCGATACCGAGCTGTTGCGTGGCGCGGCTAAGGACCGCGCGGATTACTACTCTAAAATGTTCGCGATTGGCGGGTTGTCGCCGAACGCGATCGCCGAGGCCGAGGACATGGAGGGCTTCGATGATGGCTATACGCGCTACAGGCCGGCGAACATGACGCCAATCACGGCCGAGACGAATGCTCCAACTGTCCCGGATGCGCCGCAAACGCCTGGGCCGGCTCCGGCTGAGGAATGACTGATATGGGAAAGCCTATTTTCGACCTTGGCTCGATACCATCCGAAGCCAACGGGCGGGCGCCGGTCGTTGAATATCCGAACATGCTCCGGCTTTGTGCTGGCAAGAATGCGTCGAGCGTCGAGCTGATCGTCTATGGCGAAATTGGCGGGTGGTGGGACGGCATCGACGCGGGCCAAGTCATTGCCGAGTTGTCCGCGCTGGATGTCGATCAGATAGATGTCCGGCTGAATTCGCCCGGTGGTGTCGTGTTCGATGGTGTTGCGATCTACAACGCGCTTGCGCAGCACAAGGCGAATGTGACGGTCCATATCGAGGGCGTCGCGGCAAGCATCGCCAGCGTGATCGCTATGGCCGGGGATACGATCAAGATCGGCGAAGCCGCCAACGTTATGATCCACAAGCCGTGGTCTATCGCGCTCGGCGATGCCGATGTGCTGCGCAAGGAAGCCGATGTCCTTGACACGCTCGAGGGCGGGATTCTCGACATCTATCAGGCCCGCACCGGTGCCGCCACGGAGCAGTTGCGCTCATGGGTTGCGGCCGAGACATGGTTTCGTGGGCAGGCCGCGATCGACGCGGGATTTGCCGACGAATTGGTGCCGGCGAAGGGAAAGAAAGCCAGCGCGGCGCGGTCGCAAATCTATGCGTTGTTCCGCCATACGCCGGCTGACATTTTAGCCGCACAGCACCAGAATGAACCTACAGTGAGAGATTTCGAGCGCCTTCTTCGAGACGTGGAGGGCCTATCGAATGCCGCGGCGAAGCGTATCGCTTCGTTTGCCGCAAGGTCGTTTGCGCAGGAGCGGGATGTTCCGGCGCCCACGCATCGTGACGATGCGAATCCGCCCGTGGATAGCGCCGCCTTGTGGAAAGTCGCGCACCACATTCGTAGACTCACGAACAAGGACTGACACAATGTCGGACGATCCCGTCGCCGCGCTCATGGGCGCTTTCGACGAATTCAAGCAGGTCAATGACGCGAACCTGAAACAACGCGATGTAGTGCTCGAGGACCGGCTGGGGAAGCTTTCAGCCTCGCTCGATCGCTTCGAGAACCTGAACCAGAAGCTGGTTTCCGAGGAACGGGCTCGTGTGGCGATGCAGGAGCAGCTCGACTCCGTCGATGCCGCGATGAATCGCAAGGTGTTCGGCAAGGGGGGCAATCTCCCGAGCAAGGATGAAGAGCATTACCGCACCGCGTTCAATCGTGCGGTCCGGCGCTCGCCGGAGGACAGGGACCCCGGAGATGTTACGCTCCTGAACAAGCGCAAGGCCGCGCTGATCAAGGGCGACGACGCCGCGGCTGGCTACCTCGTGGCTCCGGCGGAGATGATCTCCGAAATCATCAAGGATATCGTCGAAATCTCGCCGATCCGCACGCTTGCGACGGTCCGGACGATCGGTGGGCCGAGCCTGAAGCAACCCAAGCGCACTCAAACGGCCGGCGCGACCCGTGTTGGTGAGCAAACCACGCGAACTAATACCGGGGATCCGGCCTACGGGATGATCGACATTCCGGCGCCGGAGCTGTTCGCTAGGGCCGAGGTGTCGCAGCAAATGCTCGAGGATTCGGATTATGACCTCGAGGCGGAGCTTCGAAGTGAGTTCAGCGAGCAATTCGCGCTGAAAGAAGGGCAGGAATTCGTCTCCGGGACCGCGACGAACAACCAGTGCGAGGGATTCCTGACCAACGCCAGCATCGGGTCGGTGAATTCCGGTGTTGCCGCCGACATCTCGGCCGATGGGCTCATCAATCTCTTCTATGAGCTTAAAACCGGCTACACGCGCAACGCGGTCTTCACGATGAACCGGCAAACGCTTCGCGAGATCCGGAAGCTGAAGGACGGCGACGGTCAATACCTGTGGACTCCCGGAATTCCTGGGGCTGTGCCGAATATGCTGCTCGGGACGACCTATGTCGAGGTCCCGGACATGCCGGCAATCGGCGCGAACGCGTATCCGGTTGCTTTCGGGGACTTCCGCCGCGCCTACGTGATCGTCGATCGCATCATGATGCAGGTCCAGGTCGATTATACGACCGGCGCGGACAGTGGGCTCGTGGTGTTCCGGGCGCGCAAGCGCGTCGGTGGCGGGGTTCGCCAGCCGGACGCGATGAAAAAGCTGAAGATCGCGGCTTGATGATCGGTCTTTCGAGGGTCAAATTACCATAGGAGAGCCGACATGGCGTCCCGAGATATCCACAACTGCCTCGCGCCGAAGCGCGGTATTTCGCCGGCGGCGGCGGTGACGAATGATACCGCCTTCGTTTCGCAGATCGTCGATACCGCCGGCTATGAATCGGCGGAATTCATCATCTTGACCGGCTCGCTGGCTGATGCTGATGCGACGTTCACCGTCCTGGTCGAGGATGGTGATAATTCTTCGCTCACCGACAATGCCGCCGTCGCCGACAGTTTTCTGCTCGGCACCGAGGCGCTCGCATCGTTCACATTCGCGGGTGACGATAAGGTGTTCAAGATCGGCTACATCGGCGACAAGCGCTATGTGCGCGTGACCGTCACCCCGGCGAACAACACAGGCAATGCGTTCATCGCCGGGCTGTGGTTGCTTGGTCATCCGAGGTCAGAGCCGACGGCGAACCCGCCCGCGTAACGACGTCGCGCCCGTGGCACGGACCACGGGCCTTTTTCGAGGGGGCCGACTATGGCGACAGGCTACAATACCAAGATCTATACCAAGCAGGGCGGGGCCGAGATGGTCGTGGCCTCCGGCGGCAAGATCACCGTCGAGGCAGGCGGGTCGATCGAGGGCGTCGGGGTTGCCGGCGATGTTGCGGTTGCGGCCGATGTTCTCGCGATTCCGGTGACGCATGCCCATGTGTCGAAGACTACTGGCGCCGACGCCGAGGCTCTGACGCTCGCGAACGGCGTTCCGGGCCAAATGTTGACGATCACGATGGTTGTGGACGGTGGCGGGACCGGGACTTTGACGCCGACGACGAAAACCGGCTTCACCTCGGTCGCGTTCGCGGATGCCGGCGACCGTGTGACGTTGCGATACGTCGATTCGACGGTCGGGTGGGTCGTGCTCGGGACATCCGGGATTACTGCGCCTCCCGAGGTCGCGATTACGTAATTGTGGGGGCGGCGTGACCTTCATTGTTAGCGTGCCTGCGGCAGATCGTGGCCTTTTGACGCTTGCGGAGATAAAAACCGCGCTCGGAATCACAGATACTTCGCAAGACGCGACCCTGACAGCGCTCGGGTTGCAGGTCTCGGCGATCGTCACGAGCTACTGTAGGGTGCCTAGCGATGGCATTTCTCCCCCTACTTTGCGCCGCGAAACCGTCGTGCAGACCACACGAATTCATGAAAAAATCGCCGAATTTATGCTTTCCAGGCGGTTTGTGGCGTCCGGGGAGGCTATTTCAGTCGATGGCGAGGCTTTAGCCGTCGATAATTACGAGGTGGATCGCTCTGCGGGCCTTGTCAGGCGCCTTATCAGTGGCCGTGTTGTGTATTGGTCGTGCGGAACCGTAGTTGTGACCTATCAGGCCGGGTTAGAGCCGGTGCCGGACCTGATAAAGCGCGCGGCGACCAACGCAATTCGCGAGCAATGGTCGGAATTGCAACGGGATCCGCTGATAAAGCGGGAACGCGAGAAGCTCGACGGCGTGAGTGAGATGGAAACCGAATATTGGGTGAATTCGTCTACAGGATCGTCCTCGGCGAACGGTCTCTCGGGCCAGGTGAGAGCAATGCTAGACGAATACCGGTATTTTTGGCTAGGGGAGTGACGGGCTGTGGTGTGGGTTGCCCCTGAGCGTGATCCAAAGCTTGCCGCGATGTTCGCGAGACGCATAGCGGCCCGGCCTGAAGTCGTGACACTCTACCGATTGACCGGCGCGGCGCCGAACGTGACCAGCGTTTCAGTGACAGTCACGGGTTCCGTGGTCGATGTGAAAAGTTCCACGGCGAATCAGGATGTCGAGGGGCGCGTGCCAAACGGGAATATTCCGCAATCGGCGGCCGAGATCATCATTATGGCCCAGGATCTGGAGGCAGCGAGCTTCCCGATGCCGGTAGAGAAATACGACAAGATCACACTATCCGCGACGGGTGCTCGGTTGAGCATATCTGATGTCGATATGCACAAAGGCGCGCGGGGGGGCGCGGTCTACATCTACGCGGATGGAGCGGGGAGCTAATGTTCACTCTACAGGAAAGTGGCCTTCGGCAAACTGTCGCCCTCTTCGAGGGAATTCCCGACGAGGTACGGAGGCGGCTCCTCCCTACCATCGAGGACCTGGCCCAGGCTGTAAAGGCGGGCGCCGTTGCCCGCGTGCCGGTCAAGACCGGCCAACTGCGCAACTCGATTCAATACAGGATTCTAAACAAGCAGGGAGAAGTCAAGGCGATCGTCTCGCCGAAGCGTGGCCGAAGAGTCGCGAGGGCCGAATCCGGCTTCTATGGGATCATAATCGAGGGGGGTGCAAAGCCCCACAAAATTCGCCCTAAGAATAGAAAGCGCATGGCCTTCACCCTACCCGGCGTAGGGGTCGTGTTCGCCCGAGGCGTCAGTCATCCCGGCATTGCGGCAGATCCGTTCATGCGCCCCGCATACGAGGCACAACGCGAGAGGATTCGGGGCGAACTCACGAAAGCAGTCGAAGGGGGTAGCCCGTGAGTGTAGATTACAACGCGGTGGCCGAGGCCCTGCTTGCCCTGCTCGGCGACACCTACCCCTTCGTAGTTAAGAGCCGTAGGCTCCGCGACCCGGAGCGCCTCGGCCTGAGCGAGACCCCCGCGTTGTTCCTTTTGGAGCACGAGGAAGAGTACGAAAGGGCATCCCCGTCAATGCCCCCGAAGCGCACCCTCTGGTTTGTTGCGATGGTCTACGTAGACGTAGGGGACGACGAAAACGCAATCCCGGTTGCGATCATCAACGACGTGCTCGGCGCGTTCAACGCTGCACTCGGCACAGAGAACTACGGCCACGGCAGATTGACCCTGGGGGATCTGGCCTACGCCGCAATGATCTCGGGGACCGCCGCATGGTCGAGCGGCGAACTCACGGGCAAGGCCGCACTCTCGGTCCCGATCGCCGTACTCCTGCCATAACTAAACCAAGGATTCCACAATGGCTGACATAGGAAAAATCATCGAAGAACCCGCCATGGAAACGCGCGACAAGATTCGACCGAAGAAAGCGGTTGAAGTCGAGAAATTGGTGCAAGGATGGGTGCATGATTTCATCTACGGTGGGCCGATTGCCAGAGATGTTGATTCCATTAATGCTTTGCAGGCGGCAATCCCAGAGCTGATTAAAAAGCTCGAAACTCACCTTTAATCAAAATAGCGCTTGAAAGGAACCTTCAACAATGGCTACTTTCTCTTTTGGCTCTGGTGTTCTTATCGGTGTTCGCACAGATGTCACGCCGACCGTGCCGGTCAACTTTGGGATTCTCCAGGATGTCGAGATTTCCATGAAGTCTGACTTGAAGGAACTTTACGGTCAGTTTGAGGATCCTATCGCGGTCGGTCGCGGCAAGCGCAAGATCACTGTCAAGGCGCAGGTTGCCCGCATCTCCGGGCTTGCCTTTGGCCACCTCTTCTTTGGCGTCGCCCCCGTCGACGGGCAGGTGGCAACGCAATTCGAGGAAGCCGGCATGGTCCCCGCCATTTCGCCCTACACCATTACCGTAGCGAACGCGGCCACCTTCGTCCAGGATCTGGGCGTTGTGCGCGTTTCGACTGGCCTCCCTTTAAAAAAAGTTACTACTGTCGTCGGTGCGGGCGAATATTCCGTCGTCACCGCGTTCGGGGAGTACACGTTTAGCTCCGGCAATGTGGGCGCGGATGTCAAGATCACCTACGCGTATAGTATCCCGGCCTCGGGCCAGAAGATTATCGTCCCCAACAGTCTTATGGGGGCTGCTCCTACCTTTTCTGCGCACTTCTACACTAATTTCCAAGGCAAGCCGATCTCCATGAAGCTCCATCGGCTGGTGGCTGGCTCGCTGAGCTTCAAGACCAAGCTCGACGATTTCACGATGCCCGAGTTCGAGGCCAGCGCTTTCGCGGATAGTGCCGGCAACGTCCTGACGTGGAGCTTCGCCGAAGCGGGGTAATCTACGTGGGCTGGCTTCGGCCCGCCTCTACATTTTCAATAAGGGGGAAAAATGGGCCACCTCGAAATCACCCTCGCCGGCAGGGCCTACGTAATCCCGCCATTCACCCTTCGCCAGCTCCAAAGAATCGAACTCGTCGAGGCCCGCGCCGTGTTGCAGCGGCGCCGCACTCTCGACGACAACGGCGCCCTCGACCACGAGTCAGTTCTCGCCAACGTCGAAACCGAGATGGCAAAAATCGCCGGAGTTATCGCGGTTGCGTTGTCTAAGGCGTATCCCGAGGTTGCGGATGGCCTGGAGGACATCGAGGGTTTGAAAGCGCACGAGCTGAGTTCCGCATACGAGTCCATCCTCGACCACGGCGGATTCCGCAGGGTCGCCGAGCTTGCGGCCGAACCTGCCGCCGAGGCCGTTGCGGAGCCCGCGAAGGCCCCTCGGAAGCGCAAGGTCGCGTAGTGTACGCTGGCCGATTCGCCACCTTTGAAGTGAGATTTGCCGGCCGATCCTACGCGATCGGCAGGCTGAACCTTGCCCAGTTGCAACGCATTGAAATGTGCATCTGGGAGCTGGCTCGACTCGAAGGCGCCGAGACGATCGAGGCCATCGAGCGCAAGCAGGAATTCGTCGCCAACGTGCTGATCATCGCGACCCGCCTCGACGTGCTCGACATTCCCGGCGTCACGAATGCCGAGGTCGCGGTTGCCTTCAAGAACGTGCTCGACGAGGCCGGATTCAAGCCACGTGAAGGCCACGCCGAGACCTCGGAGCCCGTGGGAAAATCCGACCCGGCCAAATTTTGGCGGAAACTCTACGGCCGATTGATCGCTGCGGGAATCCCGCCAAGCGCCATCGATGCGTTCAGCATGTGGGATGTCGAGGCACTGTATGAGCATTGGGGAGAGGCGCCCCCTGCAAACGAAATCCTCGCCGCGGTGCATTTGGAAAAGCCGAAGGCGAAGGGGCCCACCGATGGTGAGAAGGCCATCATGGAAAAATACAAGTCTTCCGCTCCGAAAGTCGCAGGGGCCGACGACGACCCGAGCGGAATCGGCGGACTGGTTGCGAATACGGTCTCCGGTCAACCCCTGCGCATGAGTGATCTTTTTTGAGGGGCTAAACTGTGGCATCCACGACTATCGTTTTTGGTGCGGACATCTCGGGCCTCATTGCCGGCACCGACGTCGCGAAGCGCGAGCTTTCCGCCCTCAATGGCGAGGTCAGGAAGATCTCGACCGAGTTTTTGGAGTCGGGGAAGGCGTCCAAGGCCCTCGCGGACCAACTGACAACTCTCGCCGGGAAAAAGGCCGCGCTCCAATCGCAAGTTAGCGCGGGCGCAGCCGCTCTAAAGTCCTACAACAACGACCTAGGAGGCGTGGGAAAGAGCGCGGGTCTCGCGTCATACGAGCTGCAAAATCTCAGCCGGCAGGGGCAGGATGTGTTCGTCATGCTCTCCGGAGGGCAGGGCGTCATGGCTACGCTTATCACCCAGGGGCCGCAGATCTTCGATGTCCTGTCGTCCTCGTCTCTCGGGTTCAAGGGTGCGCTATCCTCGCTACTCGGCACGGTAGGTGGATTCGTCACTTCCTTCGGGGGGATCGCGACGCTCGGCGCAACCGCTCTCGGTGGGATCGGATATGCGTTCTACGGCGCTGCAACGGCGGCAAAAGAGACGGAACTGGCGATCGACGGTGTGATTGCGAAGCTGGCGCTCGCCGGACAATCGAGCGGCCTCGTTTCGATGGCGGCATCCGTCCGCAAGGAAATAGCAGAGCTGACAAAGGACGACCGCAACATCTGGCAGCGGTGGGCGCCCGAATTTGCCGGAGGCAAGGATAGCCCTGCGCTCGATGGCAAAGATGCCAACGCCCTCGCCGGCACGGTAGGAAACGACGCGGCGCGGGATTGGCTATCCGGTCTTCGGGACTCTCTCTATAACGCGGGCATCCGTGGTGAGGATCTGACGGCCACTTTGAAGCAAATGGCCCAGGCACTCGCCGAGCCGGGTAAATACATCGAGCAACAGATTCAGGGGTTCAAGACCCTCTCGGATGTAGAGCGTGCGCACTACGAGTCCATCTCTAAAACAGGCACCGCCACAGAGAAGCTCGTCGCGGCAATGGAGTTGCAGGGGCGCGCGGCCGAGGAAGCCCTTGCCAAGAACTCGGCGAATAGTGGCATCGGCGAAGAATTCCAACGCCTCGCCGAATCGATCCTCAAAGCATACCAGGCCACCGGCGATCTCGACGCGGTTCTTGGATCCTTGGATCGGCAGGACCGCGCCCGCTACGAAAGCAGCGCTGCCCTTCAAAAGATTGTAGGCGATGTCGTCAAGGAAATCGACCGCGAGCGAGATGCACGCAACAAGGCGATCGATGCCGTCAAAAAAGCAGCTGACATCGAGAAGGAAAAGGCGGATGCCGCGCAACGGCTCGCCGACAAGCTACAGCCCGAGAAGGCCAAGAGACAGGAACTCGAGAGCCAGATTCAGCAGCTCACGACTGCCCTCGATGCGGAGTCGGCGAAGCATGGCGACACGAGCGCAGCTGCTCAAAACCTAGCAACCGCGCTAGGCGTCCTGCAAGGCAAATTGCTCGAGCTGACCTCTACTGCGGGGGGCGAAGGCGCGGGCGGGAAGGCCGGCAACGCCAATGCCGGGGAGCACGGATGGTGGACCGCGGACCGGCAAAAACATGCCTTTGATCGGCTGACACAAGAGGCGGGGCTGTCCGAGCAGGGCGCCCTCGGCCTCGTGTCTAGATGGAAGAATGTAGAAGCATCTGGAGGCCCTGGATCAACGAACGAGATTGGTGCCTTCGGGATTGCGCAATGGCTCGGATCGCGGAAGACCGGCATTGCTGGAAATACAGATTTCGACGCGCAACTCAGCCACGCGATCAAAGAACTCGGCACCACCGAGACGAAGGCCGCGGCGATCCTGCGCAATGCAAAGACACCAGCGGAGGGCGCTATCGGCGCATCCACGTTCGAGCGGGCGGAGGGTTTCAACCCGAGCACCGGCCGTGATAATTTCACGGCGAAGACTCTCGCCGGAATGGGTGGAATTGCGACCGAACAAAAGGCGATCGACGCCGATCGGGTCAAGGCCGAGGATGCGCGGCACGAAAAGGCGGTTGCCAATCTGCGCAAGGAACTGGCCGAGTCGGATACCGCCGAGAAAAAGCGCGGGGTCCAGGGCAAAATCGACGCCGAGAACAAGGATTACGCGAAGGCCAAGGGCGATCCGAACGCCGACACCAACTATCAAACCTCACGTGTCACGGCGGAAAGGCAGGCCAACGCTCAAATTCTCCAGGATCGGCTTCGGACCTTGCAGCAGACCTACCAGGTGCAGCGCAACTCCCTGCAAAACGAGCAGCAGGTGGCCGTTGCGAGGGCACAGGCCGAGGGGCAAACGCAACAACAAATAGCCCAGGTCAAAGCGGCCCACCTTAGCCGTATGCAACAGCTCGAGCAGGGTTACTATTTGCAGAAGGGAACGTTGCTCGCCGGGGATAAGCAAGGCTTCGAGTCTAACGAATCGCAAAAGACGATCGCGCTACAGAATGCCATTGCTCAGCGGAAGCAGCTCGAAATCCAGAGCAATGCCACCTCGAAGAACGGCTTTCAACAGATGGCCGACGGGATGGCATCGTCACTCGGGGGCGCTATCACTGGCATGATCATGGGCACGACGAAGTTCCGAGATGCCATGCGCAACATCGCCTCCCAGGTTCTCAACATGTTCATCACGAACGGGCTAAAAATGCTGATGAACCAGCTTTTTGTAAATCAGGCTGGCGTTGCACAAACCCTGGCCGGCGAGGCGCAGAAAACCGCTGTCGTGACGGCCGGGGAGACCACGCGCACCGGCGTGGTCACGGCCGGGGCGGCGGCACGGGCGACGGCAGAGCAAACCGCCGGCTCTACAGGACTGATCGGGATCCTCGGAAATATCCTCAAAGCGATCGCTGGATCCGTCGGCCAGGTCTTTGCGGGTGTGTCCGCGTTTCTCGCACCCCTTCTCGGTCCGGCAGCTCCTGGCGTCGCGGCCGGCGTCGCGGGGGCGGTCCAGGGCACCGCCGTCGGACTGGCGGGCTTTGCCTCTGGCTCATTTGGGCTCGGCGGCGACGGACCGATTTACGCACATGCCGGGGAGTTCATCGTGCCGCAAAAGGACTCGGCGAAGTTCAGGGCGATCCTCGGCGGGATGGGGATCTCGGGGCTCGGCGGATTCTCGGACTGGATCTCGAAAACTCCGGCCTATGCGGCGGGGGCGTGGGAGCTGAATACGAATCACCTCGCACAGGTTCACGCTGGCGAGATGATCGTCCCCTCTGGCCCCGCCAAGGCTTGGCGCTCCGACCTAGAGGGTGGAGCGAGCGGCGCGGGGAAGGGGGTCACTGTCAACCATTCCACCAATCTGAACATCTCTGCGATCGACGGGGCAAGTGTCAAAAATTGGTTTAAGAATAACGAAAAACTACTGTTGCAAACCGTAAATGCCGGGGTTCGGAAAGGGGCGCATCTCGGCATGAACCGGTTCGGCCAGTAATTGGAATGTGCCTGCTAGGATCGCATACGTAACAGACGCGGCGAGTAAGTGTACTCTGACGCTTCCCTTCACCAACGGCGAAAAACTTGGCAATCTTACCCCTCTTCCCGGTCCTTCCAGGGCAAGGATGGAGCGTCACGAAGACGCCCGTTTTTTCCACTCGGGTCACTGAACATGTCTCTGGTCGTGAGGTCAGAGCCTCGTTTTACACTAACGCGATCTATGAATTTGAGTTGCGGTTCGAGGCCCTTGATTCTTCCGGGGATTTCTCTGGCCTGCAAAAATACTCTCTCCAGAGCCTAATGGGCCTGTATCTGAAGTGTAAAGGTCGCTATGGGACCTTCGTATATGTCGATCCTAGCGATAACTTGGTTTACAATGAGCCTATAGGCACGGGCACTGGTTCAGCAACCAGCTTTACGTTTCAGCGTTTTCTCGGGCTCGAGCCGGAAATCGTCTCTTACGTGAATCACGTCTTTGCCGTCTACGTAAATGGGATTTTGCAGGGGGGTGGATATACGCTTACGTCCCCTAACACCTTGGTTTTCCTATCGCCGCCCGCGTCTGGGGTACGCATCTCGGCGGACTTCACCTTCGGGTACGAATGCAGGTTTCTAGACGACCGGGCCGACTTTGAAAACTTCATGAACGGCCTCTGGAAGGCTGAAAGCTTGAAGTTTAGAAGCATCAAAGTATCCGGTGTGCCGGTGTATTTCACGCAGCCTAGCGTCTATTCCGTGCCGACATCTAAGGTCCGCCGACAGTTGGAGTCAATTTCTTATTTGCAGTACATTAACGACTATTTCATGAACAATTACCCTCCACTGACGCCTGAGTCCATCGAGTGGAATCGCGGTCCCGTCGTCGCCGACCAGGGGTTGGTTTGGAACGTCATTAAAACTGCGTTGGCATACCCCGACTCGTCTATGCACGACCTGATGGCCGCGGCTGACCAACAGCAACCATAACATCTGTACGTTCGGGAGCGATAAAGTGGCGGGCATACCTATCTATTTTACGCAGCCTGGGGTGTTCGCCGTACCGACTTCGAAAGTCATGCGCCAGCTCCATGGTATCTCTAAGCTACAAGACGTAAACGACTACTTCATGAATAACTACGGCATCACGACGCCTCAGTCCATCGAGTGGAATCACGGTCCGGTCGTTGCCGACAACGGAGTTGCTTGGAACGTCATAAAGACGGCTTTGGGATACAGCAGCCAGCAAATGTACGCACTAATGACAGCCGCTAATGAGTTGTCGGCCTAGCACTCGAGCAAAACGGATCAATCCAGCTATGCGCCTTCGATATGCACTTACGGCTTTCCCCGCTTTCTTTTTAGCGGCTTCTCCGGCTGTGGCGCAATCCACTGCCCAGTTCCAACTCAGCGACGCGTCGCCCCCGCTCCTTCAAGTCAGGGACCGCAACGGTGGGTGGGCTGATATGGGAACAGTCAACTCGGACCATACTTTTTCCGGCATAGTTGAGGAACTCGCGGTGGGGCGAGTCACGGCTCAGAATGGGCCAACTTCGATCGTCGATCTGTATACGGGCGGCGTAGGGGGCGTGCCGACGACGCCGGTGTCGAACTACGTTGGACTTTCGGGCAACGGTGCCGTGTTTTCGAAGTTCGACATTACCGGTGCCGTTGCCGGCGACCACGACCGCGCGGCGAATTATCTGAAGATGACGACGGCGTCTGGCGCGACAGCCGCGAACGGCGAAACAAACCTCGTCATCAACACGGTGTCGAACTCTGGCGCTTCTACCGTATGGGCGACGAGCACGGCGTATGCTTCGACATCCTACGTGCGCAAGAGCGACAGCGAAAACGTTTACCATCAGACCGTGACGAGTTGCACGAGTGCGGCAGCCGGTGTAGGCCCTACCGGGACAGGATCGAACATTGTCGATAATGACTGCCGGTGGGATTGGGTAAACAATAACGATCTGAACTACACGGCCGGCATCTATAACGGTACGATGGTTTACCCAGGAGCCAGGACTACTTGGGGTCTCGTCAATAACTACTTGCGCATGGCGGGGGCGAGTAAGCAGTTCTCACCTGGCAGCGAGTTCGACTATCGCGGCGATAATACGGATTGCGTGATCGGTATTCACAACTGCTATAATATCTTCATGGGCATGAGCGGCGGTCCTGGCACGGCCTGGATTGGCATGTCAGGCCAGCCAGCTTCGGCCCCCTACTCTGCCCACTTCGGTATCTTGGCTACGGGGGCCCACCTCGCAGACGGGGCTGTGTTTAATGAGGACACATCAGCGGCTATCGGATATGAAACTGGAGCGCTCGGGTTCGCAGTCCACAGCTTTGCGGGGTTCCGGGACAGGTCAACCGCGCCTAGCGGTTTTTACGCTGATGGTACGTATAGCTACTCTGCTATGAACGTGGACGCGGCGAGCACTGTGGTCGGTTACAATTGCCTTGGATCGCCGACATTCTCTTGCATTTCCATCAACACGGCGGGGGCAGGACGCGGCATCGTGATAGGCGGGGCGCATTCTGGTTACTCGATCGAGGACGAAAGCAGCGCGGCGCCT